CGGGTATGAAGATGTTCTTCATCTCCCACTTTCCCTCGCCACGTAAAGTGGCGCGGTGCCCGTCTTCTCTTTGATTGGCCAGCTTCGAAAGAAGTAAACCTATCGGGGAGAAGACGCGTTCGCCTCTGGGTCGGAAGACCCAGGCTCGAAGAACAAATCCATCCCAAGTTTCCCAATAGGCCCCTCGCGGGGCCCTTGGGGCTTGGAAATCGGGGACCCATAAGGTTCCCGGGGCGGATTTGGGACCGAGCGGTATACAGTCTGAAGGTGCTCTACGAACAAGCCACGGATGTAGCTTAGTCCATAGAGCCCGATCATAAGTATAGCCAGGGTGGCCAGAGTCGCAAAAACAAAGGCCATTAACGAACGCAACAAGTGCAGCCCAACTGTCTGGCTCCTCACGGAGGTAGAACGGTCGGACTGGGACTCCTGCGAAGAAGTCCTTACCGCATGACTCATAGAAAACCCCATCAATAAAAGTTTTATCACTGTTCGTGACAAAACCCAATTGAGACAGGACCTCTATTAGCTGCGCAGCTGCTTGCTTCGGGACGATAATATCATCGCCGTAGACACCAACCTTCGAAACGTCCAGCCCTAAGCTCTCAACTACCGATGTAGCAAGAGCCCAAAAGATGAGCGTCTCGAGGGGGAAAGTGTAGCCGTTACCCATCGACGAGAACTTCTCGTTTAACCACTTTCTACCATCCGGGAGGACAGTAGAAGGGGAGCGGACCGACGCCAAGGCGTCGAACCACTCATCGGGTAGCAACTCTAAGACGAGATTTTTCGAAACCGAGTCGCTGGCAGCCGACAAGTCGATAGTCGCAAGACCATCGCTATAGGCTGTGGAAGCCAACCACTGGTTCCGACCCTGATCTTTGATGTCAATCCCTGTCTTCTCACGAAGACGGTTAGACATGTATTCTCCCATACCGAGCTGAAGGAACATGTTCCATCGAGGCTCGATAGCGATAATACGATCGATCAGGGACGTCTTAGGAACAAACGACATCCGGTTAGAGGTTACTGCAATCGCACGTTCGGACAAATCACTCACGTGATACTCCGAAAATAGCTCTTGCATCATCTCTAATGCGCCGGGCGTCGCTTGGCCGCTAAATGCATACTTCCAGTATGCGGCGGTCCTATTACGGTGCGTGCCGAGATCGGCACCGGGACCGTGTCGGCAAACCTCCTGTACGCGATCAAAGCGGTATGTGCCAAGAACGTGTGAGATTTTTCTCAAAGAGCGCCATAGGGCGTCCTCCGTCGAGGGGGGGAAAGTAAACTTTCCGCTCGATCTCATCCGAAACTTGTCATTTACACTTTGACAACGCGCTTCTGCTTGGAACCACTTCTCTAGTGCCGGACCTTTACGGTCAACGTCATTCTTAAAAGTGGCGTACTTCTTGAAGAAGGAGAAAATCCTAACATCCAAAAAATACGTCTCCGGGTCTGAATAATGCGCTGGGTCAACGGTAAACCGTTGAAGATCAGCGTACTGTTCGTTCTCGAAGAGTAACCAGGCAAGAAGCCCCCTGCTAGTCTTTGAAGACTCGCAGAGATGCCGGTATGCTTTCCGGATTAATGCCCGAGAAAGCGTCCTGCCACTGCTCCCGAAAGGTTTCGGGGGATTTCGCTTCACAGCGAAACGTACCTTTTTAGAGGATACTGCAGTCAATTGAAGTTCCGTCCTATTTCCGTGTTTAAGACACAGGATCCAGGTCTTGGATGCCAGCGGTCACGACAGAATGCGCGAGGTAGTTCTTGCTAAAAGCAAGAACGTCCTTACGATTCTGCAACGTGGCACGCGTCGGCAACCAGAACTTCAGCTGCGCGCGAACGATGTAAGCCACCTTCGGCACGGCTGCATAGCCGGCTTCGGTGCTTCCAGCGAGAGTCTCCAGCACGGGGACCTCGACATCGTACACTTCCTCCATCACTCCGTTGGATGCATGCTGCTTCGAGAAATTCACGAAGTTAGCACGTAGCGTCCGTCGACCGATAGCAATACCGGACGAGTTGTCGCAATACGTTGCAATGATCTTGTCCGATTTTGCGTCGAACTTGACCCCAGCGGTAGTAAAGGTGACGGCGGCAGGAGACGCCTGTCCATCGTTAATCACGATGTTGGATTGATTAGCCATTTGATTGGACCTTTTTAACGAAGAAACCGTTTAACACGGTCATAATTGCCCGTAAGCAGAGCCATCGCGTCGAATAGACGTTTAGCTGACATCTGAGGGTCGAACACCGGAATACGAGGTCGAGGGTAACCGCCTTGAGAGCGATTATACAAGACCAAGTCTTTCTGGCATTTGACACCATCTTTAATCAGCGTATCGCCTAAAACGTTGCGATAGGTGCCGTTCGGGTCGATTGTCATAGTTGCCTTCGTAAAATAATTGTACTCGACGTTGTAGATGGTAAACCCCTGAGGTTGCGAAAGCGCCTCGAGGTACCCACCCACATCGATGAGCCAATCAAGCACGAAGGAGAGCGTAAGGAGCTCCCAAGCTACCGCGAAAGGGTTCGTTAGGCCAAATTGACTAGCAAAGCGCTGCATAAGCGCTTTATAGCTGTTTGGCGGATCGAACCATGCCTTAAACCAGATTTTTGTCTGGCTAATGGTTTCCGTAGTGCCCGGGTTCAACGCCGTTGTCTTGACGGTAGTAGCACTCGTCTTCGGTGACTTGACACTGCACCTGCTATCGTAGGTGGAGATCTTGTTACATAGAAGATCGACTGCATCCTGCACGTCATAAACCAGCGGCATTATACCATAGCGATACAGAAGCCATAAGGTGGAGAATGACTCCGCCGACTTCCTAATACCGCGCCAACTCGCAGAGAAATTCCCCTTCTTACCCTTGCGGATAGAACCGAGGAAATTTCCTACTGCCTCCGCGCACGTTGACCAAATGGCCAACGTTTCACGGAGTTCGCCAAGGAAGACCCCTGACTCCCACTTGCCCTCTAAGAGGGCGGAGTTCAGTTTAACGATAGCCTCGTTGTACTTC